CGAAGCCCCCGAAGGAACGGAACATCCCGGCTTCTCGCTGGAACTGGACGGCAAGATGTATGGTGTCGCGGTTTACTACGCGGCTGGCATCGCCTTCCGGGACAGCGCCAAGATCATCTTCAATGCGGCCATGACTTCGCTGCTGGTGCCCATTATGGATGATAACGGTATGCCGGTCTTGAAAAATGGCCGTTCGCAGAAACGCCCGTTGCTCTACAAAAAATTCTGGCGGCTGTCATTCGCCAAGAAGACCCTCCGCAACAGCACCTTCACGCCCTGGGAGCCGGTCGTAAGGCTTCAAAAAGACGAGACCGGCCCGGAAGTGCGGGCCTTCTGTGATAGCCTTGTGCGGAACAACGCCGCTGAGACTGCCGCGCCTGCTGAGTAATCTTGCCCCGCCCAAAAGAGGGTAAGGGTCTGCCTGGGCCTTCGACGTAGGGTAGAATCCTACGCAGGAGCAAACCCAGGCAGACCGAGAATTTAAAAATTATGATTCAATTCTTTACAGCAAAAAATCTCGCCGCGAAAGCGTTAGTCCCTGGAAACCCTTGGGAGTTTGCCCCCGGCGACGGGGCTGTAGAGAAGTGGCGAAAATATCCCAAAGCCGCGCGCCGCAAAAGGCTGCTTGACCCGACTACGGTTTGGAATGTGTATAGCGCCGTCCGGGGACTCAATCCGACCGCGCGCATTTCCCAGGAGAATCCTCCGGTGGGCGTCTCCGGGCTGGCCGTGGATTACGACATGGTTTCTGATATTGACACGGTGATGGGTTTCATTCGCCAGTTGCCGGAAGAGCAACAGCCAACCTACATCGAGATTTCCCTTGGTAAAAAAATCCGGCTGATCTGGCTTTTTGAGCGCGAGATTTTAATTCCATCGCCCGCGTTCTACGGCGAGCTTATGGAAAAGTTTTTCGATGTCCTGGGCATCCCTACGCTTCTCGCCGGTTACGATAGCGCCAGTCTCAAGCCCACGGAAATGTGGACGAACGGCGGCGTTTGGTATGACGTAAACCCAAAGCCACTCTCCTGGGAATTCTGTTTTGGCGTAGTATGTGACACGAGCAAAAAAGCTTCGCTGTTTGAAAATGGGGAAATCCCGCTTCCCACGATTGCCGCCGAAGTTGAAAACCGCTGGCCGGGCCGGTGGAAGGGTGATTTTGTGCTCGACTCCCTAGGCGTTAGGTTTTGGGATGAGAAAGCTGATAATCCGACCGGCTGCCAAGTCAAAGGTGACGGGATGCTCTGTTTTACCGGCCATGTCCCGTTCGTAAAGTGGGCTGAGTTGCTGGGGCGCGCGTGGTATGACGATCAGCGGGTCTTGAGTCTTGGAAACTCAGCCCACGACATCTTTTTTGACGGCAAATTTTATTGGGAAAAGCGGGCTGAACGCTGGGAAGACTCCGCGCGAGTAGATATTATTTTACGCCTCACGGGCCGGGGCTTGTCCGATAAGTGCCCCAAAGGAGCCACACAGAGCGATGTGGAGCGCGTTCTTGACCATATCCAGCAAGTCAACCGAGTCCAAGGGGCCGCGCCTCTTATCAACTATCCGCGCGGGATTGTGAATTACGAGGGCAAGCGCATCTTGAATATCTCGGACTTGAATCCCGTCCAGCCCGTGCCCGGCCCCATCGGAGACCCTCAAAAAGATTTTCCGCTGACTTGGAAATTTATGAACGGCTTTTTTGCGCGCCCGGAGCTTCTTCCGAAAGAACATTTTGAGGCATGGCTGCAAAGAATCTACAGAATGATCTTGGAGCACAAGAGATACATGGGGCAAGCAGTCTTCATTTGCGGGCCAAGAAATAACGGGAAGACTCTGCTCTGCATGAGGATTGTCGCGCCTCTGTTGGGTGGGCGCGTGGCGAACCCGATCAGCTTTATGACCGGCGAGACCACCTTTAACAGCGAATTGTTTTCATCGGCGCTCCTGGCTGTGAATGACGAAGACGCTCCGGCCAGCGAGGGGGAACGCCGTAGGATGATGGCAAAGCTAAAGGGGCTTGTTGCTAACCCTTCTCATGCTTATCACGCAAAATTTAAGGATTCCGTGCAAGTGGAGTGGCAGGGCCGCATCCTGGTAACGCTCAACGACGACCCCGGCTCGGTGGGAATGCTTATGGAAGTTGAGGCCAACACCCGCGACAAGCAGATGTTCTTTGCGAGCCAGCCATATGACGGAGTTTTTCCGCCACAGGATATTCTGGAAGCGGAGCTTGCAAAAGAGCTTCCCTATTACGCGCATTGGCTGCTTAATCACAAGCCGCCTGCCGAAGTCCTGAGCGATGATCGCATGGGCGTGCGCTCATACTTCGACCCGCATATTCTCGACCTGTCGCACCAGCAAACTTTCGCCAGTAACCTGGGCGAATTGCTCAAGGTATGGATTCGGGTCGATGCTTATTGGCCCGACAAAACAGAGTGGGAAGGCTCGCCAACTGATTTACTCTCATGCCTGCAAACTTGTGATCTTACCACTGGCATCGCCCGCGATTGGACACAGGCCAAGACCGTCCGGGCGCTTACATCGCTGGCGAAGCAAGACGGCAGCGGAGTTGAATTTATGGGAACGGATGGGCGAGGTTTCAAAATCAAAAAATAAGTATGACAATTAAAATTCCATCAAAAACAGTAGAGTGTTGTGATATTTGCAGACACGAAAGTTGCTATCTTACAAAGTGTGTGGCGTGCGGAGTTGAATACTGCCATACTTGTGAAGGCATTTTTGGTGGATGTGTTCATAAGCCAGACGTGTGCATCAATTGTGCGGAACGTGAGAAAGTAAGAGCTATAATTGATAGGTTTGCTCCGAAGATTGGTAAACTTCTTTCTCAACGAGACCGTGCTCTACGCCGATCAATATCACTTCTATGAAAAACGTGATTATAGATTTCGAGTCTTATTACGACAAGGAAATAAATGTAGTTGACCAGGGCGTTCCCAATTACGTCCGGGACACAGACGCCTATATCGTAAGCATTGAAGTTGAAGGAGAGCAGGCAGTATGCGGCACCCTCAAAGAATGTGAGGATTTATGCAGGAATGTTGCCTCTGATGCAACTATCCGGCCCATTGCAGCCAACTCGAATTTCGACCAAGCCTTGTGGGAAAAGTATTTTACAGCCTTCTCTTTGCCCTGGCACTGCATACTCGATCAAGCGGTGTTCCACCAGTTTTCGCGCAATCTGGCGCATCTTGCCAAAGTAGTCCTTGGTCATCAAGTCGATAAGTCAATCCGGGACAAGATGCGCGGGCAGCGATATGAAGAACTTCCAGCGGCAGAGCAGGAAAAGGTTCAACTCTACTGTTTAAATGACGCGGTGGTTGAGGCGGAATGTTTCCGGGCGATGGCCCCGATGTCCGCGTTTGAAGAGCGCGTGGCCCTTTTCACTCGAATGCAAAATCGCCGTGGCGTGGCAATTGACACTGAGCTTGTCGAGAAGGACAAGACCAAGATCGAAGCCATGCGTTTTGAGGCGTTAAAGGCTATCCCGTGGAGCAAGGATTTTCCTCCCCTCTCTTATCCTGCGCTGGTGCGCTTCTGTGGCACCAAAGGGCTGCCCGTTCCCCGGTCGTTGGCTAAGACCGATGACGCTTGTGAACAACTGATGACGGATAACCCGGAGCTATCGCAAATAATTGGTCACATGTGGCGTTTTCGGCGCGCCAACACAATCTTGCGGAAAATTGAAAAATTAAATCAGCGCATCACTGAGGATGGAATTCTCCCGTTGGAATTGCTTTATTGCGGGGCACCTCACACGCGGCGTTGGAGCAGCAAGGGTTTTAATATCCAAAACCTCGACAAAGAACCGCTGGTGACAAAGCCGAATGACCCAGCTACGGATACCCCGGCTGAGACCGTCTGGTCTCGCAACTGGATTAAGCCTCGCCCTGGCAAGATTTTTTGGATTGGAGATTTTGCGCAGATCGAGCCGCGCTGCCTTAATTGGCTGGTGCAGAATGAAGAAATGATGGAGGCGCTCCGACATGGGTTTTCGTTTTATGAGTCGTATTTACGTAGTAGTGGTCAGTCTAAGCGCGTGGGTTGGTCAGGCACACCAGGCACTTTAAAAAAAGAAATCCCCTTGGCGAAATACACCAAGGTCAAAAACGAATCCCTCGGCTGTGGCTATGGGATGGGAGCAAATCGCTACACTGGATACGCCGATGTGCCTATGGAAGAGGCCCAAGAGGTTATCAAAACTTTCCGCGCGAATAATCCCAAGATCACGGCTTTTTGGCGCAGACTGGACAGCATCATTGCCAGCGCGGCCCGCGATAAAGAAAAGCACATGGTTATTGACTTGCCGAGTGGGGATAGCTTACAATACTTTACAGTGAGAGCCAGCAGAGGCGGCTACGAGGGGTTTGTAACCAAAGGCGACTTTGGGCATCAGAGTCACCAAAGCCGATTATGGGGTGGAACATTGTGCGAGAATATAACTCAACGAACCGCAAGAGACGTGCTCGCTAACGCTGTTATCAGACTGGAAGACGCCGGGCTTCCGGTGTTGTTCACGAGCCATGATGAAGTGGTGCTTGAGATTTCTGACGATGCCTCAAAAGAAGAAGCCGCAGCGGAGGCGATTAAAATTCTTACCACGCCGCCAGAGTGGGCGAGCGACTTGCCCCTTGGTATTGAGGGTGATTTTGCGACGAGCTATACCAAATAGAGCTAATGTATGCCATACCTCGACCCTAAAGTTAGACTGAAACATTATGTATAAAAAATTCACGATAGAAGAGATCAAACTTGTCAAGAGCAACTTGAGCGATAGTCAAGTCGGCAAACAGTTGAAGCGGACTACCGGCTCAGTGCGCTCCAAACGCCAGGAGCTTGGAATCACCGGCACCGGGCGCGCTGCCAAGGTTGAATCCAGCAAGTCCACTGTCACGCAAGACTTGGAAGCAAAAGACGAATCCTATTGGATGCGCGAACATAGCGCCCTTTCGACCAAGTATGACAAACTTCTTAGAGAGCAGACAATCGTGGAGCGCCTCGTCAGCCGGGTTGAATCTCTCGCTCCACGCAGCTATTCAGCGGCACCAGCTATCATCAGGACAATGGAACTGAAGCGCCGCCACGGGCGAGGCCAGTCGGCACTCTTAATGTTCTCTGATACTCATATCGGCAAGACCACTTCACCCGATCAAACACTCACCTTTGGCAGCTACAACTTCGATGTTTTCCTGGCCCGGCTCAAGTATCTCGAAGAGGCCATGCTGTCGATCACTAAGAACCACATCAGCACGGAAGTCCCGGAGTTGGTGATCGCCATGCTTGGCGACATGCTCGACGGCCAGCTTACCCACGCAAACGAGAGCGCGCAACTCGACCCGATATTTAATCAGTTCTATTGTGGCGCACACGCCATCGCTCAGTTTCTCCGCAATCTTGCGCCGCATTTCCCTGTCATTCGGATTTTCGACTGTGTTGGAAATCACCCTCGCTTCACCGGCCAGCACCGGATGCCTACAAAAAATCGCTATTCTAATTTTGACAAATTCTGCTATGCTCTGATCGCAGCACTCGTGCGCGACATCAAAAATATCCAGTGGAAGATCGACGCGCAGCCGTATCAAGTATTCGATGTGCAGGGCTTCACAATGTTCTGCGCCCACGGCGATACGCTGCGCGGCGGCGACAAAAATCTCGGAATCCCGAATCATGCCGTTGGCCGGTTAGTCTCGACCGCCTCACAACTGATGACGAAGTATAATCGCAAGGCCCCTAATTACTACCTGGTGGGGCATTTGCACAAGGACATCGTTCTGCCGCACGCAACCGGCTCCTTCATCGTAAATGGCGGGTTCCCTGGCGTGGACGAATTTGGCCTGTCGGAAATGTTCACCCCTGCCGACCCATCACAGAAGTTTTTCTTCATACACCCTCAATATGGGCGCACCGCGAGCTATGACATCAGCTTGAAATTTGCTCAAGTGGGCAAAGAGCCGCCTTACGCCATACCGGCTGAGTTTCAAATGAGCTAACTCGAAAGAAAAATTATGAAACTAAACTTAAATGAGGGTTCCCAGTGGCTTCGTTTTGCTCCTACTTTTTATTGGGCGAAGGATATGTTTCGTATTGCAGTCTGGATACCTTTTATAGGGTATGTAGGGCTTCACAAACTTCCTTCCAAGCCTTGGCGTATAGACACGACTCCTAAATCAAAATGAATTGAGCTAATCTAAAACAAAACTATGATACGATACATTCTAAACAAGCTGCTGCGATTTGTCGGCTATTGCAAATTGCAGAAGAATAACAGGGGTAGAGACCTTGAGAACGAAGATACATCGTGTATCCGATACACTCCTGGTGCCCGTGCTGCTTATTATGGGCCTGATTACCAAAAGTATGAATCAACGAGGAAAAATGACCGCATAAACGAACCAACTTTATGAGTGACAATCTAATCCCCATGCTGCCGCAGCCGCCCGAAGTCTTCGTCAAACTCCCCGCCAACGACGAAGCTAAGGCCACAGCGAACCCCCCGCCGATGACGGCGGATGACATTCGCCACAAAATCCTTGAGCAGTTTACTCACTTCCAGCCGCACATCGCTGCATATCACGAGTATGCGGAGCGCATTGCGTCTTTGTCAGTTGAGTATCACAACAAACGACTTCGCCAAGTCGTAGGAGATGTGGAAGAGGGCACGCTACTGGTCACACTGGACGCGCGGGAAACACCAAAGAGCTTGGACGCAAAGCTCGATCAACTAAAACAAATGCGAGACATCAAGATCAAACACATCATTTTTGATCGGGTCAAAGCAATCTACTACCTATTCATATGAATCAACTACCTGCTTCAACGGACACCGCAAACCCCAAAGATTTGCTTGGAGTGATGAAACCCCAGCTTGATCTCGTCCCTCCGGCCCTGGAAATTTGGGTCGCCAAGGCGATGGAGAACGGCGCAAAGAAATACGGCCCCTTCAACTGGCGCAAGAAAAAAGTCAAAATGTCCATTTACATCGCCGCCGCCAAACGGCATATCCTGGCGATGTTGGATGGCGAGGACTTTGCCGAGGACAGCGGAATACTTCACGCCGCGCACGCTGCCGCCTGCCTGGGCATTATTCTGGATGCCCGCGAGTGCGCTTGCCTGATTGACGACCGGCCCCTAAAAGGTGCAGCCTCCCGGCTTCTGTCATTACTCACTACTTCCAATCCGAAATCTAGCGGGCCAGCTATAAAGAAAGTTTACATTGCCGGGCCGATGCGGGGAATTAAGGATTTCAATTTCCCTGCGTTTTTCGCTGCCGAGGAACATATGCATTCTTTGGGTTATGAAACATTCAATCCGGCACGGCGAGACACAAATAAATACGGCGCGAGCGGGTTAAAAAGCAACAGCGGGGACGAGAAGGAAATTACAAAAAGCTGCGGGTTTAATATCCGGGAGGCCCTGGGGGCTGATTGCGCTTGGATTACCAAAGAGGCCACGGCAATTTACATGCTTCAAGGCTGGGAAGGCTCAAAGGGTGCTAATGCAGAATTGGCTCTGGCTAAAGCCCTTGGACTTGAGATCATGTTTGAGGCTCGCAGCAATTAACCTTGACGGGAAGGGCCTAAATCACGTAATATGAGAGATATGTTAACAGAGTGGCTTGAGTCAAAACCGCATTTTGGGATAGTGGCGAGCCTTTCAGGCTTTTTCACGAGCATCCTGGCCTTTATGGAGGATGTTTCCATTATTCTCGGATTCCTGGGAGCGATTTTCGGGCTGCTCGCCGGGTATTACACCTGGAAAATCAAGCGAGAGCACTGGAAGCGGCTCGTTTATGACCATCAAAACAAATCCGATCAGTCTAAACCTTAAGCACTTATGAAAAAATTTCTATCCGTCCTGTTTGCCGCAGCCCTGTGCGTCGGTTGCGTCTCCAATCACCCAAAATCTACTATTCGCGCGGTATCCGCTCAACACCCGCTCACCGCAGGTGGAACACTGCCCGCAGTCGCGCCGGTCACGGTCACACCGCTGGCGGTCGCCACAGCCCCTGCGCCAGTCAAAGCCACTATCACAAGCGCCATTGAGGATAAAAAGGTCAGCGCAATCGCCGGTATTACCGCAGTTGGCATTTCACTGCTTATTCTCATCGCCCTGGCCGTTTCACAGCATTGGCTTCCCCTCATAAAGAAAGCCTTGGCCTGGGTAAAAAGCAAAAACATCCTGGCCGATTTGAAAAAGCTGGTTCCTCTCATTGTTCTTTGTTCCTTCTGCGTTTGTGGCTGTGTCCATTTGCCGAGCACGAGCGCACTGCCGACCGGCACCAAGCCCACGGCCAAAGGCCCCGCCGCTGCCGGGTCTCCGGCGCACCGCGCCATTCAAGCCGCTGTAAACTGGCAAATGACGCTCTGCATCCTCGGTGGCGTTGCCTGTTTGGTTCTTGGCGGATTAGCCATATATGGCGGGCAGCTTTTGCCAGGAGTTAAACTCGTGATCGCGGGTCTCCTGCTGCCGATTTTTGGAATATGGTGGGCCTACCATTGGTTGCTTGTTACGATCATTGTCCTGATTGGGTTGGCCGCGTTTCTGTTGATTACGCATTACGCTGTGCTTCGCCCGGCTTTGGTGACCATTGAAGCCTGGGCCAAGACCGTTGAAGCGCGACTTGTGCCAGCACCGGAAGCTCCTGCCGCACCTGTGGCTGAAGCTCCCGTAAAGCTGGGAATCCCTACGCTGCCGCCTGTCTCTGCACCTACCCCGTTTAGAAAGACAGGCTAATGAGCCGCAAGCCTCACGAGTGGGTTTGCGACATTGCGCCAGGGTGCCATTTCAAAGCTGGCATAAAAATCTACTCCGATGCGAAGGCACTCCGGGCTGCAATTGGTTGCAGGCAAACCTTCATAGAGGGAAACTTGCACGCCTTCTGTCGCTGTGAAGGCGGCGGCTCAAACGACCGGCTTGTCACTCTCAATTTTTGCTGGGAGAACATGACCCCGGAGATCGTCGCGCACGAAGTTTTTCACGCCGTCGCGGAACTGCTCCGGGTTACTCGCTTGAACCTTGAAAACGAATACGCACAAGAGATCGCGGCTCATGCCGTTACACATCTTATGCTGAGGGTGAAAGAAGCTGCCAAGCTTTCCAAACCGCCAACAAAACGGCGTCGGCAGAATTGTGATCTTTCACGCGCCGAAAAAGCTCAGCCTGGGCCGGAAATAGTTGAATAGCCAGTGCCCGTGAGTCGAAATCCTGGTCTTTTCCAATCCTGTAGCGTGCCCTAAAAAAGTTTTGCCATTTTTGCGGGGCTACCGCCTCCACGCTGATATTCGGCAGAGCCAGGGCCAGGGCACCGTCTGCAACTCCCGCCGCGCGCCCAAAGCTGAACATCGAGCACACCCCCTGTCCGGGCATGGCATGGACAAGCTCGATCACGGCATGGCTTACGCCGTCAGAAAGGGCCTGGATGCCCTTGGCGATGTCTGGCAGGGCCTTAAAGTCCCGCCGCAGGGTGATGTTGCCTCCGGCGAAGCGGCAGACGGCCCCGGATAGCCCTGGGTCAATGGCCAGGATTATTGCCGGAGTGGTTGGAAGGTCTCCCATCCTTCCAGTGTAGCAGAAGCCTCAGCCCTGAGCAAGATCGTTCGCTGTAGGGCCTGGGTGATCGTCTTCGACTGGCAGGCGCGCGGCGTTGATCTCGCGGTGGATGTCTTCCAGATCAAGGAAGAGGGCGGCATTGATAAGCTTAACGTAATGCTGCCAGAAGGCCCTTCCAGGCCGAAGCCCCCGGCGCTCCAAGGCTGCTTGCGCAGGTTCCAGGAGGCCGAGGGCTTGGACGGTGTGTTTCATCTGTCGTTGAACCAGTTGAGAGGGGCTTTTTGGGCGCGCTTAAAAGCCGCTTTGCCCTTCACGTGCCTTATGAAAGATAAGGGCCTCGGGCCAGATAAGCTGTAAGTCCCGTCGGCATGTTTTGTGATCGTCACAGTTATTGTAGGGTCAGGTTTCATTGTAGGGTCTTTCCGACGCTGGGGTGTGAGTGAACTTCTGATCTGATCGCCTCGCGGACACGGGCCTCGATGCGTTCCAGAAACGTGGCGCTGACGCGCGTAAACCGGGGCTTTCCATCGTAAGTGTGCCGGTTAGCTGCCGCCAGTTCTAAAGCTGTGCGCTTCACGCGAGATCGGTTAAGGTGAGGCGTAGGGTTTAGCTTGGTAGTCGTATATATTGGGGGAAGATGCTCTGTAAGATCAAGTGTTGTATTCATATTTTGCAAGAGAATTTAATCAAGAGTGAAATGTTTAAGGGAGTAACTGTGATCATGGCCCCGGTCAGATTGGCCCCATACAGATCGGCCCCGGACAGATCGGCCCCGGACAGATAGGCCCCGGACAGATTGGCCCCGGTCAGATTGGCCCCATACAGATCGGCCCCGGTCAGATTGGCCCCATACAGATCGGCCCCGGACAGATTGGCCCCGGACAGATAGGCCCCGGACAGATAGGCCCCGGACAGATTGGACGAGGGCAGATTGGCCCCGGTCAGATTGGCCCCATACAGATCGGCCCCGGACAGATTGGACGAGGGCAGATTGGCCCCGGACAGATTGGCCCCGGTCAGATTGGCCCCATACAGATCGGCCCCGGACAAATCGGCCTCGGACAAAATAGCCATGGACAGGCAGGCCCTGGACAGCTTGGCAAAGGACAGAGTGGCCCCGGTAAGATTGGCCACATAC